ACATGGCATATTTCAACGGTTTGGCCGACCAAATCGACGGAAAGCCCGTATTCTCAACCACCAATTGCCCAAGCACATTGACCAAAGGTTCTAGCTCAGGCGTATGTTCAGCAATGATCTACGGCGACTGGAGTAACTTGGTTGTAGGTCAGTTTGGCGGTGTTGAGTTGGTTGTTGACCCATTGTCTCAGGCAATCGGAAACAAAACCCGTGTAGTAGTTAACCAGCACGTAGGTATCGCGGTTGAACAGCCCGCCGCCTTCGGTGCAATCGTCGATTTGCTTACAGCCTAATCGATAGGGCGGTGTGGCTTAGCGGCCTATCCGCCCGCCAATATGGCCAAAAAAACAATTGAACAGCCCGAAAAGGCGACGGTTGTAAGCGTGAGATTCACGTTTTCACCGATTGGTGCGTACGGATTGAGTTATTTTATCGGAGAGGTTGCCGAAATCGACGCGTTGTTGGCGTCTGAAATCGTTGCAAACGGACACGCCGAATACCTAACCGAACAGACCGAAAGCGTAATCGAAAGCGCCAAAAGCGTAATCGAAAACGAGGAAATCGTAATTGAAACCGAAGTAACCGAATAAAAAATGTACATAGCACGCGAAACCATATCAAAAGATTACGCCGATACGAGTTATATCAGTTTGGCGGAAGCAAAACAGCACCTTCGTGTTACTAGCTCCGCCGATGATTCATATATCACCGGTTTAATCTCGATGGCGTTGGATGCGTGCGAGGCGTATGTTGGATATTCGATTCGGAAAGCGACGGTAAAGTATGCGTTTGACGGGTTCACCGGGCCAGTGGTTACGGTGGACACGTTAAACCCATTTGGCTATATTGAGGGCAACATGTTGCGTATTTATTCGCGCGTTTTGTCGATTACCAATATTAAATACATCAACCAAAACAACGCAGTCGAAACGGCAACGGGTTGGATTGACGCCCCAGTTACATTTGGGCAGTTTGGCCGGTCTGTATTTTTTGAAACCTTGCCGGATAATTTGACCGACGATGATGTGCGATTGGTTGCCGAAATAAAGGAAGGTTTCGAACTTGCAAGCGCGACAGGCGTTAACGAATCGGCGAAATTCCCGCATTCGATTAAATACGCCGCGTTGCTGTTGATTGGGCAGTATTACGACAACCGTCAATCGGTGGTAATTGGCGCGAGTGTGAACAAATTGGACTACAACCACGAGTATCTGTTGGATAAGTACAGGGTCGTTAATTTCGGATAAGATGAACGCGGGATTAATGGACGAATTTATCGCGGTTGAGAAATACACCGAATCAACCGACACCAACACGGGCGAGAAATTGCAAACGTGGGCAAATTACGCGAATTTCTGGGCACGCGTTCAGGAATCAGAGAGTGGGGCCGAATCAGTCGACGCAGATCGCAGAGAGCACCGCCAAAACGTTAATTTCACCGTGCGTTTTGATGCGGGTGTAAGCGTAAAGGATCGCATCGTTTGGAATGACCGATATTATAACATAATCAATATCGCGAACATTGATCGCGACATGTATTTGAAAATTCAAACCGACCTAACAGAATGAGCGTAAAAATTGAAGGCATGGCGGAATTGCTGAACGCATTGGAATCCATGGGTCAAGACGTGGACCAAAAAGCCGTTGCAGCTTTGACCAATGAGGAGGCGCAAAAAATTGTTTACGTTGCGCGTTCCTACATGCCCGAGGATAGCGGATTGGCAAAAATGAGCGTGAAAATTGTCGGGACAAAAACCAACAAGGGGTTCACGGGAACGCTTGCCGGTATTGATTGGCACAGCGAGCACGGATATTTAGCTCACATTTTGGAATTTGGAACCGCGCCACGTTTTACAAAGGATGGAAAATATACGGGTCAAATTGCACCGCGCGGATTTATGCGACGGGCGTTTGATTCAAACAAAAACGCAGCATCCGAGGCGATCACGTCTGGGATGGTGAAAATAATTCGCGATTTGGCGAAAAAAAATAATTTGAAAATAAAATAAAAAAATATACACATGGCAACTACTGGAATTACCAACGGAACCCTGATCGCAATCTACAAGGATGTGAGCGGAACTTTGACCAAAATCGCAAACGCAACGTCGAACGATTTTGAAATCACCAAGGACATGATTGAAACCACCAACAAAGACAGCGCGGGCGCAAAGGAATACATCGCGGGTGAGTACGGATACACGATGTCGGTTGAGGGTATGTTTGAGGAGGACGGCAGCGTAGGCGCATCAATCAGCTGGAAAGAAATTTTGACCGATTTGTTGGCGGGTACATCCGTTACCATCGTAATGACGTCAAACGTAACCGGCGACATCAAATTGAGCGGTGCTGCATTTTTCAGCAACTTGAGCTTAAGCGCTCCAAACAACGATGTTACAACCTTCACAGCCTCAATCCAGGGCACCGGAGCATTGACTGTCGGAACTATCTAATTTTTTGTATCTTCGTGGTATGGACCACATCGAAATCGGGGGTGTTCAGCACCCCCTTTTATTTAATTTCAATTCAATCCGCGAAATTATGCAAATCGCGGGAATGGAAAATTTTAGCGAATTAACCGCACAACGCGACCTTGGTAAATCAATGGATTTTGCGTTGCAGTGCGCGTTTTATGGCATTTTGGAGGGCTACGAAAGCCGGGAAGAAAAAACCCCATTCAAAACGATCCAAAAACTAGGCGCATCACTTAAGCGATTTTCTGAATTATCGCCAGCCTTGGAGGGATTTACTCAAGCGATTAACGACTTTTTCGAATCGGACGAAACCGAGGGAAAGTAGAACCCGAGGGCGAAGGCGCGCCGCTTACTTGGAAAATGGTTGAGCGCATCAGTTATGGCGAATTGAATTTGTCGGAGCGTGAGTTTTTGAAATCAACGCCCCGATTTTGGAAGCGCAAACTTGAAGGGCTCAGAAGCGCACAGAGACAAGAATACAGGAACCAATGGATTATTGCGCGTTGGACGGTTGCGGCAGCCATGACGCCGCATTTAAGAGCCCCAATAAAACCTACAAAATTATTGCGGTTTCCTTGGGAGGAGTCAGAACACGACGATATTGTTGCGACCGTTTCCAAACATAAAGATATATTTGCGAAGCTCACCCCACCCGCAAAAGCATGAAAGCAATAAACGCCGCATACAACATCCTTTCCAATAATTCGGCGTTGACGGCGGTTGTTGGGTCCAGAATAAACCCGTTACGATTACCCCAGGGATCCGCATTTCCCGCAATTACGATTCACGTAATTAGCAACGTGCCCCACATGAGCAAATCGGGGCCAAGCAAAACGGATTTCGCACGCGTTCAGGTCGATGTTTACGGCACGACCTATCAATCGACCTATCAGACGGCCGAATTGGTGAGAACGGCCTTGCAAGTTGCGACACCTGGAACGTTTAACGGTGTGGTGGTTCAGGTTATTGAATATGACGGCGAAATCGAAATGACTGAGGACCAGGCAGCGTTTGCCGGGGTTTATCACGTTTCGCAGGATTACATAATTAATTATAATAGATAATGGCCAAAAGTCAATCGTTAAATATAGTAATCGGGGCCGACATCAGCAACCTGAAAAAGGGGTTTGATGCGGCGGTGGTAGCGGTTCAGAAGTCGGGCAAAATGCTCACAGAGGACGCAGGAAAAAGCGTTGCTAGCATTCAGGCGCAGTTTGACAAATTGGCCACGGGCAAATTGACGGGTCGAACCGTTCAGCAGCTCACAAATTTAGCGATGGAAGTTCGCGCCCTAGGTCCAGAGTTCGCCACCACGGCCAACTCAATGATCAAAGAGGCGGGTAAAATAAAGGACAGCATCGGCGACACGCGCGCCGAGGTTTCGTATTTTGCGAGCGATACGCGCCGACTGGATGCCGTTTTGGGCGGTATTCAAGGAGTTGCCGGGGCATTTGGAGCAGTTGAAGGGGCAGCGGCCGCGCTAGGTATTCAAAACGAGGACCTACAGCAAACCATGGTCAAATTGCAGGGAATCATGGCCCTAGTAAACGGGTTGCAGGCAGTACAAAACGCATTGCAAGCCGAAAGCGCAGTAATGATTGGAATACAAACGGCAGCGACCAAGGTTCAAACGTTTGTAATGGGACAGGCTACGTTGGCGGCTCGGGCATACTCGGCCGCGTTGTTAGCAACTGGCGCGGGTGCCGTATTGGTTGCTATTGGCTTGGCGGTTACGTTGTTCAAAAACATGTCGAGCGAAATCGACAAGGCAAAAGCCCGCCTCGAGTCGTTCCAAAAAGCGCAGGAACGATCGCTCACACTCGGACAGCGACAAATCAAAGAAGAAGAACGCCGCGCACAATTGGCAATAAGCCAAGCCCAGGCGCAAGGCAAAAGTGAGGCCGAAATATTCAAGATAAAACAGGATAGTTTGGACCGCCAAAAGGCCATGTACATAAAGTACGGCAAAGAGGCGATGGACCAACTACACAAACAACGCCGCGAGGAGTTATATTTGGCAACGGGCAACGCTGTAAAAATTGCCGAAATACGTGTAAAATACGAGCAACTCGAAAACGATTTGCGCTACTCAATCAATAACGAGTACAAGGACAAAGTCGTTGCGCTCGAGGTTGAGAAAAACGGCGAAATCGCCAATCAGAGACAGGCCGATTTTAAGGACTTCGAACTCAAACAGGCCGAGAAATTAAAAGCAGCCCAAAAAGCCGCCAACGATTTGAAGGCCACCGAAATCGCATCATCGGCAAGCGGAACGAGACAAGGAATTAAGGCAGTCGAGCCAGCACCGGTTAAAATACCCGACCCCAAGCCAATCGAGCACGCATATGCGCAAATCGATTACGCAGCGCAAAGGGCGGCATCGAATCAAGAGGCATACGAGGAACGTTTTGCCAAATCGGCCGAGGGAATTAACGCGGCATTTAATAGTTTGACGGCGCAGGGGCTAGAGGCATTTGGTGAGTTAATTGGCGGCGTTTTAACAGGCCAAATTGACAGCTTCGAAACGTTTGGTAAAAAATTGCTAGGCGCGGTGGCGGCCTTTATGAAATCATTTGGGCAAGCATTGATAGCAACAGCAACGGCCTCCAAGGCGTTCAAAGAGTTGTTAATTAAGCAACCGGTCGCAGCCATCGCAGCGGGTGTCGCATTGGTGGCAGGTTCAGCCGTAATCACGGGCATGTTGAACAAAGGCCCCAACGTCACCGCGTTTGCCGACGGTGGTATCGTATCGGGTCCAACACTCGGTTTGATGGGAGAATATCCAGGGGCATCAACCAACCCCGAGGTTATCGCGCCACTGGATAAATTGAAATCATTAATGAAACCAAGCGATTCAGGCTCGGGTG